GAATGCTTCTGCCATAGCACGACCGTTCTGGGCTGCTTCATAAGCGGCATCGATAAGCATCCCAAAGCCAGCAGATACGGCTCCAGTGATACCAGCCACCGCTGCTTGAACAGCGCTGAATACACCGGTGATACTACCGCCGACAACCTTGAACCCGCTAGCAATTCCTCCGAGAGCACCCGCCGCTTTGCTCAGAGACGCAGTCGCAGAAGTTGCATCATCCAGACCGTCGACAAGATCATCGAGCTCACCAGCAGCGTTGTTGAAATTTCTTCCGGCTTCGTTTGCTGCATTCGACGCATCTTCCATTGCGTCTCGGATTCCCTGCAGGCGCTCTTCCATGCCGTCAAGGTTCTCACAGCGCAACGCATTGCAAAGCTCTTTCGCCAATTGAGCTTGCCCCTGAAGCAAGTTCGCATTGCGCTTCATGATTGCTTCGCGGGCAACAAGAACTTTGTTGATCTCGTTCTGTATGCCTAACTGTGATCCTAGATCGTCAGCCACTTCAAGGTCCTCAGCCTATAAGTATCTCCTACACGAAGCGCTCAAAAGGGCCATGGCTTTTTCGTTTGCAGCGTGTAAGCAGCAGCCGCAACGTTCCTGCCCCGGATTGCATCAGGAATCTTGTTCATGTCGCCAGTATCAAGGGCAGACTTCAATTGCTTTGTCGCAAGTGCTGCTTGTTGTGCGCATCCAGGAACCCCGGCCGGCATGCCAGAAGCACCCAGCAAATACGTTGCAATATCATGCCTCTGTTTTTTGTCCATGCCTATGTGAACCTTCTAAGCTTTGCAGGAACGTCTGCCCGACCTCTTCCTTGAAGCGCTCGCTGGTCAGGCGTATTATCATGAGCTGCCCTTGATGCTGGAGCATTTGCTTCATTCGATCGCTTGATCTCCTCGTTGATTCTCTTGATGAACCACACTCGTTTCCAGATTGGAAGGTTGTAACCCTCGTTGTAGCTGAAGCCCATGTAGTACATCAAGAGAAAGATCTGTTCGAGGTAGATCTCTTTGTCGCTAGGAGTCAGGCCAAAAAAACGTGGCGCCTAGCGGCAACCGTACCTCCGAATCCGTAAAGCAGCTCTGACATGACATCCATGACTTCATGTCGATTCCTGGCTCGTTCTGATCGATGAACCGACGAAGCGCAAGCGAATCGCGGGCTGGCATGTTTCGAATGAACCCGTTGATCTTTGATTTGTCAGCGATACCGTCGATTGACACGATGGAATACATGAGGCGAGTTGTCACAAGGTTGTCGGATTGAAAGCCGCTCTTTTTCTTGCGCTCCTGGACAATTGCAATCTCCTCCTCGTCCGCACCGGTTAGAAACTTGAAGTGAACCTTCTTCTTTGTGACAGGAAGCACAAACTCAAACTCGTTCGTTCCAGGTACAACAGGATCAATGTCAAGCGTCTTCACCTCAAGACCTGCAAGGTCAAACTCCTGCTTTGAACGAGTGCTGCATGCAGGACACTCAACCTCAACGCCGTACTCCTGACCGTAGCCGGTGATGCGCAGCGAGATCATCAACGCATTGCGATCACCAGAGATCATGTTCTTGACATCGATTGCCTTGTTTGTGAGGCACGACTGAATGAGGTGTGTGATGACCGTACCCTTTTTAATGAGTGCACGAGAGGTTAGGATGTCCTCTTCACGTGCGGTCATTGCTCTAATCTCAACAGTCTCCTGACCGTGAAGCGGGCTGCCTTCTGGGTAGACCTTTCCAAGCGATGGAAGGGGAACAGACTCAACGGGCACCTCATAGCCGAACGAGTCCTTCATCACATCTGTTTGCTGAATGCCGCCTGAAAAGACAGCGTTTGAACCACGGTTGCTCATATCCTAAACACCTCTCCCACAATCATAACGTTGCTGCGGGAAAGATAAATAGCGCGTTAGCGGTTTTTCACGATAAGCGTGCTCAATCCAGCGAGTACGGGTTGATGCCGAAGGCTCGAAGGGCTAGCTCGAGATCGACCACGAGGTTGTGAACGTCGCCAGTTGGCCCAAGCCTCTCTGCTGTTGAAACCGCGTCCTCTATCATGTTAGCAAGCTCACGCAGTCTCTTCATGTCTTCCGGATCGACAGGACCGTCTTGAGGTCCTGCATATTCCTTGATGATTCTTCTAAGCTGGCGCTTTGTGATCTTCATCTCTCACCTTCCTGCAAAGCGACGTGCGCGAGTCTGGAAATCAATATTCAATTCTTCGGCATATTCTCTCGCTTCCGCTTCGTTGTCTGATGCTCCATAAACAAGCATGTCATCACCAAGGACGAGCCACTGGCCATCGAGGCCGTCCCCGACTATCGCTCCATCGACGGTAATCGGCGGTTCAACATAAAATGGTGAATCTGTTGGCCTCATCCCTTGGTTTATAAACTTTTCATATGCCTGAAGTAACTTGTTGTCACCATATGATTGGAATTCAAGGATTATTCGCTGTCTTTCTTCCCTGATAATTCTTCTAAGCTGGCGCTTTGTGATCTTCATCTCTTACTCCATCCTGTCGATTGCATCAATGACTAATCGCTTGAGAATTTCTTTTGTGAACTTCTTTTCGCCTGCGCCTTCGATGACTGCTTTCACAAGAAGCTCGACAATTGGCACATTGGCTTTTAGAACTTTTGCTTGTCTGATTGTTTGCTTGAGATTGTTGAACATCTTTGACAGATCTGCTTTCGACCGTGCCTCATCCTCCTGTTCTGAGAGAACGCGGCCATACTCTTCCTTGATGATCGTTCTGAGCTGTCGTTTTGTGATTTTCATGCGTTTTTATCCATGTGACCAATTGCGTCAAGCAGAAGTGTCTTAATGTCTGCAATGGCTCGGTCTATTATCCTCGACTGGTCCGAGTGTGGGACCACAACTGTTCGCAGCGGGCGCTGGAGATGTCTTACGGTTTTTTCAAGGTCAAGAATAACCGCAAACGCCTTGTCGATCTTTCCGTAAAGTTCCTGGTCCAGATTCTCGTTCAAGAGCCGTGACTTCTCTTCCTTGATGATCTGCCTAAGCTGGCGCTTTGTGATTTTCATCTCTCAACTCCGTCTGCAACATCGCGCAGGATTCCTGCGACCTCATCCCTATCAAGACCCATTCTGACATAGCTCATTGATAGCTTCCCAAGAGCCTTTCGAAGGTCTAGGCCCATGTTTACAGCACCAGCAGTGAAGCGATCTTCATACGCTTCCTTGATGATCATTCTAAGCTGGCGTCGTGTGATTTTCATTTTATGGGTAGTCTTCGCGGATGATTTCAAGAACGCGCTCGAATGCACGCTTTCGGATTCCAGGAGCCCTGAATGGGCCACCGATTTCTTCTGATCTCATGACAATGAACCTGGCAAGCTCTTCGACGTCGTCTTCGACTCGAGCCATGAATTCAGCCTCGGCGCGTTCCGCGTTGCGCGCGCGCTCTACATCGGCGAAGCTTTCTTCCTTGATAATCTGCCTGAGCTGGCGTCGTGTGATTTTCATTTTATGCTATCCTGCTGTGTGCTTGGAGTATCTCACTGTAACGCTCATACGATCGTCGGAACGTTTGTGTTTGACTATACCACCAAGCGGGTGATTGTAGACTTCAATTGCAGTCAAAGTGTCCATGTCTTCATCGGATATTGGAGTGCCATCTTTTCTTACGTATGTCGTTGTGCTTCTGACATCACCGCGGTATCTGCCATAAGGATACGACTTGCGGCCAGGGCCGCGTTTCTCGAACTGCTTCATCAGTTCATCTCTTGCAGCACGAGGATCCTGGCTGTCCCGAACTGCTTCCCTGATGATTCTTCTGAGTTGGCGCTTCGTAATCTTCACTGTCTTCACTCGAAGTCTAGCATTGCCTTGACGGCATCTTCATAACCAATGACCATATCGACAAGCTCGTCAAGATCTGGGTCCTGGCCCATTGCGCTCGTTGACTCCAGCTCCTGCGCACTCTGGAGGGCCTTTCGTGCCGTGCGAATGAGGTTCAGCTTTCTGGCGTAGCTAAAGCCACCAAATGCTTCTTTCATCACAGCCGGAGCAGGGGCTGCTCTAAGCTTTGTGACCTTGAACCTTCGAGGCCCGACCATCTCAATGACAGAGCCGTCTGCGTTGTGGTTCGGGTGCGGGCTCATTCGAATCGTGTCCTTACCAGCACCATAACCGATCACATCCAGGTCCTCATTTGCGTAGATGTAAAGCCTTCCATATCGTGTGTCTGCACCAATCGACCACCTGACCTCTGGTTGGTCACCCATGAGGCGTGGCATTGCATCAACGATCTGGGTCCCAAGTTCCTTTGGGAAGCGAGCCTCGTTAAGGCGAGCCTTCTCTTCCTTGATGATTCTTCTAAGTTGTCTCTTTGTGATTTTCATTTCAGTCTCCTAGGCCTTCGGCACGAACTTTTGCAAGATGAGCTTGAAGCGAGTTTATTGCATTCTGGTAAAACTGAAAGTGAGCAGAACGGTTTGGTTCTGGTAACCTTTTTGCATCTTCAATCCGTGCGTACAATTCGTCCAACTCTCTGGTGAGCTCGTCGTACCTGGCACGGGTTAGCCTCTTTCCCTCTCGACTACGAAACTCTTCCTTGATGATTTGTCTAAGCTGTCGCTTTGTGATTTTCATTCTGCGTAAATCCTTGCTATTTTTTGTAGCGCATCCATGAATGCAGATTCCATCTTGTTGATCTCATCTTTGCGAAGTTTTTTCGCGCCAGAGGATTCAAGGTATCGACCTACCTCATTGACCAACATATCATACATGTAATCTTTATTGAAAATACCGAAGCTTATCAATTCATAAGGCGTGCGTGTCGCCCTCTCGAACCTCTCCTGGTCGAAGGCACTCTCTTCGAGGAGCCTCAGCCTTTCTTCCTTGATGATTCTTCTGAGTTGTCTCTTTGTGATCTTCATGATCCAAACTCCTTTAATTCATCTACTGCCATGTCAAGAGCATCGAAAAAATCTGCACCGGCTTCTTCAAGCGCATACCCCATAGAAGATCTTATCTTCGACAGCACATTGTACAATTGGTCAGAAGCAAATTCTGTTGCCTCTTGAGCAGATGGAAGCTCGTCGTCCCTATCGATTGAACGAACGAAACCGTTAATCTCGGAGACCGCATCGGAGAACGCCATTGGATCGAGGTTTTCCGAAAGAAGGCGGGTTCGCTCTTCAGCGATGATTCTTCTAAGCTGTCGCTTTGTAATTCGCATATCAGCCTCAATCAGAACTGGAGGACGCAGTTATCAAACCTGAGTGACAGGGAGATCTCTGAAGGATCTGAGGAGTCGTAGCTCAGATCACCGAAACCAGCCGAAGTGATGAACGCACCCTTGATATCCCAAAGCTCAACGACTGTTCCGACCGGATCAAGCATCTTGATCTGGCAGTCGCGCTTGTAGAAGTCAGCGTAGCCAGCACGTCCTGAAACAGACTCAAAGTGGGTTCGAACCCATTCCATGACCTGCTGTGCACCGGACGGTGCGATTGGATCGTGAAGCGTGACGCTGAGCGTGTCAAACGTTGTCTTGCCAGCGATGTAGCGTGTTGAGTTGATGAAAGGAATCGCCACTTCATCGGTGTTGATTGTTGGGCGCGCGGCAGTCTTCATGAGGAACGCGTCGATACCCTCGATCGCAAACACCCACCGAAACTGTCGCTTCGGCTCAAACTTGTTCGGCAACATATCTGTGACTGAAAGTGTCTCGGCCATTTGTTAATTCTCCTAGCGATAAATATCAGGCTTGCTTGCTTAGATCTCTGCGCCGGCGTTCGAAACGACGAAGTCAAGAGAGATGAACTCGACTGAACGAGTTGGCTGGAGGAATATCTTTCCTCTCACCGTGTTGTTCTCAACGTCCGCCTGGGTCGTTGTTGTCGTGTCGATCTGCACCCTGAACCTGTCCACACCCTGCTGCTGCTGGATTCTGTTGAGGATCGGGGTAACCGCGCCAGAGAAGCGAGCAAGCGTCGTCTCCCTGTTCGGCTCGAAGATGAAGGTGTTCGCGACCTGCCGGACCTGGCGCCTGATCTCAATGAGGAGGCGACGAACATTGACGCGATCGAGTGCGGACTCAGCTGCTTGCAGGGTCTTCTGGCCAAAGATTGTTGGGCCGCCCTGTCCTGGGAACACCGTGATTGGGTTGATCCTTGCATCGTAGAGTGCATCGAGGTTTGCGCGGTTCGTCTTCACAGCGACCTCAGAGGCTGCAAGCGCACCGCGAGCGAATCCGGCAGGTGCGAACCAAGGGAAAGCCACTGCGTCGTTGAGGCCGAAGGCACCGAGAACAGCAACACTCGGCGGGACTTGCACGTTTGTGTTGGTGGTCGGATCAGTAACGACGACGTCGGGGAAGTACGCTGCGGCAAAGCTGCTGTCGAGTGGGCGGCCCTTGAATGCGTTGACTGTGTTCGTCACATTCGGCAGGCCAACCGACCCGGTGATTTCGTTGTTCTCGGCATCGCGAGTAGGAATGTCCATGATGTAGAGAGCATCGAACCTGTTCTCAACGGCGTCGATTGCGTAGTCCGTAACTTGCGGTTGGCGGATACCAGGTATCGCAAGCAGCTGAATCTCAACGTCTGATCTCTCCTCGAGGATGTCAACAGCCTTTCGGTATGCTGCAACAGTCGGGCCATTCACACCACCTTGAGCAGTTGAATCGCTGATCTCACGCTTGATTGCGACATCAAGGAGCTGTGACTTGTCTTCATCAAAGATGTTGACACCGTCGAAACCACCCTGGACAGGGAATGAGAACTTGAAGAACTGCTTCGATGCAATATCACCAAAGTCCTTCTCAACGTTGAGGAACCGACCAGCCTGTGTTGTTCCGTCATTCAACGTCACGCTAGAAGCAAGTGTGGCATCCCTTCTGTAAAGAGCAGCTTGCCATTCCTTCGAGTCGACGACATCATTTGAATTCGTTGCAACCTGGACATTCTCAAGTGTGAAGAGGTTGTTGTTGAATGAGTCTGCATCAAGGACAACGCCACCATCATCAGGTGTGCCTTCGTTACCACCCGCAGAAGGATTCTGAGATCCGACATGGTATGTACCAAAGTAATTTGTGAATGCAGCCAGAGGTGATCTCTGAAGCTGTGGCGCATTGTTCTTGTTTGGAAGCGTGAGGCTATCAAGTGCCTCGAACTGAGCGCCCCAGTAAAGCCGTGCGTCTGATCGCTTTGCGGTGTCCAGACCAACTGCGACATTGCGCCTAAACGGAACCGGTGGCTCGACAACGCGGCCGGTAAACGAAGCGGCAGGAATGTATGATGTGGTATCAGCGCCAATAGATGATGTTGTTGCAAGCATCACGTTTCCAGCAGCAGTTGTTCCAGATGTCACAAGGTGATTGAGGCCCCTGAACCCAATCGGCAGTGCCGTCTGATCAATCTCACCATCATCAACTTCGACATTCATCTGGACGCGGATGAGGTTTGATGCATTCGGGAACTTGCCTTCGACTGCAACCTTCTGGCTACCTGGCCTCTGGTCAAAGTCGTAGAAGGTGTTGAGATCACCGATAACTCTTGCAATGTAGCGCTCTGAGTTCGGATCGATTGAAAGACCGCGGAATGCTTCGATGACGCGAAGATTCCTGTCATCATCACCAAACTCGCGAACAACAACGTCG